CCTCAAGCACCATCACTTTCGTGACTCCGCGCTGCCTCATCCGCTTGCTTGCATGGTCGGTGAAAGCGATGTTGAAGGTGTCCATCGCACTGTCACGGACATGTCGCTCCAGCTGATGTATAGACGGCTGAGTCAAAGAAAGGTTCCTATCATTTTGATAGGTCTCGATGTTAGCTCAACCTAAGTTGAAATGCACTGAAATACACCTGAATTCACGTTTGTGTAGCAGGTGTGCACTGTGTGCGGGAGGTCTGAAGTCAGAACACCAATGAATCGGGGCCCACGCTTCCCGCGACACGCTCCACGCAGTCAATCTCCTGGCGGCCGATGGTCATGGGCTCATACCCATTGTTGATGCTCAACAGCTGGAGTTCGTCGTCGCGGATCCAGTTCAGTTGCTTCAGTACGCAGTTTCCGTCGTGCAGCTTGACCACCACATCGCGGCCAGGCTGGGCCTCGATGCTCGGGGTCACCACCACGAACTCCCCGGCTCTGTAGCGAGGATGCATAGAGTCGCCCTTGATGCGTAGCGCATATGCGCGCGGGTCGCCCGTCCAGTAGGTAACCCATCCATCGGCAGTGTTGTCCTGCACAAGATAACCATCAGGCCCTGCTCGCACGCTGCCTGTAACTGGGATGTGCCGGGCCTTCTTCAATTCTGGTGCTGGCTCCACGTTGGTGATGTCGAGAGGGGGGACATCCCCCGTCATCGCGCCCTCGCCATGCCTCATCCATCGCATGCTGATGCCGCGCTCAGCCGCGGCTACGAGGCCATCGCTGGACGGGCCTCTGGTTTCCCAATTCTTGGCTGTTTGGGAGTTGGCAAGGCCCAAGAACTGGGAAACGTCAGTAGGGCCAACGCTGGCCTTTCCTGTGAGGTGGGCAACGGCTTGATAGATGCGCTCTGTGACGGGGTGCATGGTGCGATTTTTTTACGAATTGTTTAAACGCGCTGTTCAAACATGGCGTTGCAATGGCTTCCAACATGGTGTTTAATGTTGGCTATGAACATTGCCGCTACTGAACTCATCGACCGTCTTGGCGGCAGCACTGCCGTAGCCAAGCGACTTGGATGGTGCTCCCTGAACGGGTCGCGCCGTGTCAACAACTGGAAGCGCCGCGGTATCCCGCTTGGTGTCCAGCTCGACCACGAATGGCTCCGAGTTGCTCCAGCTTCCTCGCGGACAGCCTTAAAGCCTGTTGAGGCCTGACCCATGGGGCCGAATCAGGACATCCTGCGCCCGCCGCGCGCTGACGCCAGCTCGCGCTCCACGCACATCACGACCCGGCTCGCCCGGCAGCGGATGTACAGCTCCCCCGCTCTCCATGACAGCTCCAGCTGGCTCGTCGTCAACGTCTGCTCCCGCGCGCTCGTCTCGGGATTCACGTTGGTGCTGACGCTGGTCCTGGTGCTGGCGTGGAAAGGCTGCGTGCTGAGGTTCATGGCGGCTCCCTTTGGTGTGGTGTTTGTTTGCATTGCCGTGATGTTCGGCTTTCCCCTCTTTCCCGTCTATGTCCAAAACTTGAGGAGCAGGACATGAGTGCAGTTGATTGCGTGAGCCGCAGCGCTCACCACTACCCCGGAGCACGCGCAGCCCTGATCGCCCGCCTGTTCCCCGGCAAGTCCGATGACTCGGTGCGCAAAGAGCTTTCGGGCATTGCTTCCCACAAGCTGGGCCTGGCCGACGGCATCGCCATCGCAGCGATGTGCTGCGAACTGAAGACCCCTCATTGCTACGACCTGGCCAGCTACGTCGCCCAGGAATGCGGCGGGCGCTTCGAGCCGATCGATGGTGCCGGACCTGTGGTGGCTAGCCCCGTAGACAAGGTATCGAAGCTGGTTGTCGAGACCTCTCACATCACCAGCGCGGTGATCGAGGCCATGCAGGACGGCGTGATCTCGGACAACGAGCTGGCGCAGATCGAGCGCGAGATCGCCGAGGCCGAGGAGGTGCTGCGCAAGCTGCGCCAGGCAGCCCGCGCTGTCAACGCCGCAGGCAAGCCCCAACGCGCGCCGGCCATCCCCTGACGCTTTTCGCCGACGGCCAGGGTCGCTCCCGCACAGCAGTTCCACCACCTGCCGGCCGTTGGCTTTCTTCTTGTGGTGCTCCCCTCTAAGTGGTGGACACATGCCAACGAAAACTCTCATAGACGAAGCAGCCCTGATCGCGGATCTCAATGCTCACTTCCCAGGCGCCAAGGCCCAGTCCCTGCGCAGTTGGTCGAGCAATCCGACCCAGATGGGCGCTGTGGTCTCCGGCGAGGCTGAGATCAAGCCCGGCTATTGCATAGGCCCGTCCATCTACCTGGATGACGAAGCCTATGACGGCTACATCCACAAGGGGTTTGAGGCCTGGTGCGTGGCTCGTGGCTGGTATGTGGAGATCTACGAGCACGGCACGCTCTGGGTTGTGCCATTGCCCCTGGACAGCGCACTGGAGGCGAAGGAGTAGGAATGGCTGGCGAATGGATCAAATTCGATAACAGCCTGCCAGAGAAGCCGGAGACGCTGGCTATCACGGCGAAGATGGGTTGGGACGACCCGGATTTGACCGTGGGCAAGCTGATGCGCCTGTTTCGCTGGTTCGATCAGCACACCACTGACGGTAACGCTGTTGGCGTTACGCCAACGCTGTTGGATCGTGTGCTCGGCGTTACTGGCTTCACTGAATGTGTTGCGACGGTTGGCTGGATCGTGGTCACGGAAGACGGTATCTCGCTGGCCAATTTCGACAAGCACAACGGTGCGACGGCAAAAAGCCGTGCTCAGGGCGCCAAAAGGGCGGCAACTCACCGAAGTAACGCTTCTAGTAACGGCGAAAGTAACGCAGATGGCGTTACGAGGCCGTCACCTAGAGAAGAGAAGAGAAGAGAAGATAAAGACAATACCCCCCAACCCCCCACCCGGGGGTGGCAGCGTCGGAGCGATGCTGCCGACGAGCCAGATGGCTTCGGCGAGTTCTGGTCGGCATACCCCCGCAAGGTCGGCAAGGATGCGGCTCGCAAGGCCTTTGCCAAGCGCAAGCCCGATGCCGATCTGCTGGCGAAGATGCTGGCGGCCGTTGCGGTGCAGGCCAAGTCCACCCAGTGGCAGCGAGACGGTGGCCAGTACATCCCTCACCCTTCGACGTGGCTCAACGAGGGTCGATGGAACGACGGGGAGGGCGCGGCGCAGGGAGGTGACAGCGAGAGCCGGCCGCAATGGGCTCTGCAGGCTGGGTTCGAGAACCGCTGGGAGGCCGAGAACGAGCGCTGCTACGCCCACAACGCCCACCTCTTCCGCGACGGTCGTCGCATGGAGGTGCCTGAGTGAACGCTGCAGAACTCAGCCAGCGCATGGCGTCCGACGCTGCGGCCATTGCCCAGCACCTGCTGCCCAACGGCAAGCGCAAGGCCGGCGAGTGGGTGGCTGGCAGCGTGAATGGCGAAGAGGGCCAGTCCCTGTCCGTTCGCCTGACCGGCGCCAAGGCCGGCGTGTGGAAGGACTTCGCCTCAGGAGACGCGGGCGATCTGCTGGACCTGTGGGCCGCCTGCCGCAGCCAGTCCATCGGCGAAGCCATCCGCGAGGCCAAGGAGTACCTGGGCATCCGCGAAGTGATGCCTGAGCGCGAGAAGAAGACCTTCAAGCGGCCGGCAAAGCCGCAGTGCCAGACCGCCAAGGCCGGGGTCAAAGAATGGCTCAACGGCCGGGGGATCACCGACGAGACAATCGCTGCCTTCCGGGTGGCTGAGCAGATCCGCGGCGGCAAGACCTACGCCGTGTTCCCGTACCTGCGCGACGGTGAGCTGGTCAACGTCAAGTACCGCAACATCGCGGAGAAGCGGGACATGCGGCAGGAGGGCGGGGCAGAGCCTTGCCTCTTCGGGTGGCACCTGATCGACCCCAAGGCCCGCACCGTGGCGATCACCGAGGGCGAGATCGATGCCATGACGCTGCACCAGGTCGGCATTCCTGCCCTGTCGGTCAATGCTGGCGCTGGCAATCACCAGTGGCTGGAGAACGACTGGGAGCGCCTGGATTGCTTCAGCGAGATCCTGATCTTTTTCGACAGCGACGAGGCTGGCAAGGCCGGGGCGCAGGAGATCGTCCGCCGCCTGGGCCTGGAGCGCTGCAAGCTGGTCACGCTCCCCGAGAAGGATGCGAACGAGTTCCTGCAGAAGGGCGCTTGCGGCGAGGACTTTTGGCACGCCACCAAGGAGGCGAAGACCCTGGACCCCGAGGAGATGCGCCAGGCCAGCGACTTCATCAACCGCGTGAAGTCGATGTTCTATCCGGCCCACGATGACGCAGGCGACCCAGTGCTGCGCCTCGACAAGGATCTGGACTGGTTCGAGTTCCGCTCCGGCGAGGTCACCGTCTGGACCGGCTACAACGGCCATGGCAAGAGCTTGATGCTGTCCCAGGTGCTGCTGGGGCTGATGCAGCAGGGCGACCGCGTGATGGTGTTCTCCGGCGAGATGACACCCGAACGCCAGCTCAAGCGCACGGTCAAGCAGGCGGCGGGCCTGGACCGTCCCAGCATGCCCTACATCGACGCCATCGGAGCCTGGCTGCACGACAAGCAATGGTTCTTCAACGTGGTGGGCAGCGCAGGCATCGACCGTCTTCTGGCTGTGTTCCTGTATGGCTCCAAGCGTTACGGCATGCGTCACTTCGTGATCGACAGCTTGATGATGACGGACGTCCCAGAGGACGGGCCGGGCAGCATGACAGCTCAGAAAGAGGCCGTCCGCAAGATCTGCGACTTCGCGCGCCGCAATGGCGTGCATGTCCACCTGGTCGCCCACCCCCGCAAGGGTGCGGACGAGTCCAAAGGACCGGGGAAGCTGGACGTTGCCGGCTCTTCCAAGATCACCGACGGAGCCGACAACGTGTTCACGGTCTGGAGCGCACGCAAGGACGAGAACGACCCCAACCATGACCCCGACAAGCCAGACGCCAAGCTGGAGCTGCAGAAGCAGCGCAACGGCGATGTGCAGCACTACAGCCAGTACCTCTGGTTCAACAAGGCCGCCCAGCAGTTCGCCACGAACAACCGGCGTCGCGCCATCAGCTATGTCCCATTTTCAACCCAGGAGCCAAGAGATGAATTCGCTGACCAATCCTGAGCGCGCCATCACCAGTCTTGAGAACTGCCATGTGCTCCTGTGGAGCCAGAGCCAATGCGCGATGCATATCGAACCAGTCAGCAGCATGCTGACCCATAACCGCCGAGCCTATGTCGAAGACCGCCGCATGGACTACGTGCCCATCGCCTTCGGCACCCGAGATCTGTGCGGCGCACTGGCGGAAAAGGTTCGGCAGACCCTTAACAAGCGCCGCGGCTGATCCGTCTCTCACTGACCCAAGGAAAGAATGAGCAGGACCTATATCGACTTCAATGCCGTGCCCAAGGAGCATAGGCAAATTGACGCGCGCCTTGCGAACTGGGGCCGCTGGTGCCACGGCTCTGTAGCCCGTGAGATATCGCCGATGTTCCGCATGGTCTCGCCCGAGCCCATGGACCGCGCCCAGGCCCGAGAGGCCAGGCAGCGGCAGCAACTGCAGATCGACCACCTGGATGCCGCCCGCATACATGCCGCCGTGATCCATCTTCCGCTGCAACACAGGAGCGCACTGAACTGGATCTATGTAAAACCCTGGATGGCTCCCAAACGGGTTTGCCAAATCATTGGCACCAGCTTGGTCGAACTCGGCCGGCTTTTGACAGACAGCCGCCAGATGCTCCTGGCGAGAAAGGTTTAGAACCGAAATGCAATATCAAGACGGACGTGCTTCTGCGGATGAGCAACTTGTCAATGAACACATGCTTGGACAGTGCATGCACCCCAACTTCAAGGTGGTGCGTACCCCCTATGAGCTCTTTGCCGAATGCCGCGACTGCAATGCGTGGCGGCACTTGGAGGGTCGGCCCAGCCGGGAGCAGGCACATCATGAGTTGCTCGCCCAGCAGATCAGGCCAGCACACAACCCCACCAACGGCCTGCAGGTTGAGCGGGCAATGGGCCGCGCGGGTTGGGAGGTGCTTTCTGTCTGCCGTGATGGAGCCTGGCGCTGCACGGTAAAGCGTGAGGGCTTGATCTTCGAGTCGGCCGACCACTCGACACCAGCGGCGGCAGCGGTGCAAGTTGCCGCACTGCTCATAAAAAAAGGGTTGTACAAGTCCTGATTTTCAGGTATCGTTCGCCATATCGATTGAGCGAAGACGCATAGGAATCGTGGCATCCCTGGACGGAGGTGGCGGTGCGTCGATAGCTCAAGTTGAGAGCTTCCCCTGGGCGCCAATGCGCCCAAAGAAAAAGCCCGCACGGTTCACGCCTTGCGGGCTTTTTCGTTGAGCTCTAGCCTCTGGAGCGGACCATTGGGTATGATGGCTTCGCAGTCCGTTCGGGGCGAGACGTGGTGGTGGAAGATGCATGCCCCTGCCGGACCTTCATCCGCGCCCACTTGATGGGAGTTGCCGATGCTGGCCCCGCACGGGATTGAGCGGAAGCCGCCTTAAGCTGCCGAGGCCAAACACGGACTGCACCTTTTTTGAAGCCCTGACTGTTCACGCGGTCGGGGCTTTTTCGTTGGCTCCCCGATCCAGCCGGGGCCGCCCCTGAGTGGCGTGATGGGGCGGGAACTCCTCCGTGAGCTGTCGCGGCGCTGGAGTACAGAGAACGGCATTCCCCCTGTGGCATTGGCCATAAGTCCGAAGGGGCCCTATTCGCTGCGCTGCTCAACCCCCGCTGCGACCTTGGTGATGAAGCGTGCTGCCAACTCCTTGCCGTGAAGGCTTTGTTGTTGGACCCACGCGGTCTGCAGGGCTGACAGGTTGGCTTTTCCTGCATTCAGCAGATCTGGCTCGAAGTTGCTCATGAGGCTCTGCCGGAGTTCGGCGAGTGCTTCATCTGCGTTCGGCTGTCGTCGCATGTACTCCACGAACAGTCTTTGCAAAAGCATCTCATGCATGGCAAGACGCGATGCAAGGTCGAGGCCGAAGTCATTGGGCTGCGGCATTTGGTCCTCCTGGCTGGTTTGTGTGGAAGCTCCCATCGTATGCCAGGAGGGTGTCTGCCGCTAAAAAACGTATTGCGCGTTGCACTTCAGGCACGTGACGGCGATTTTGCTGTCGCC